ACATAAATAATCTTTTCTGCGTCATTTGGTGTTAATTGCACATAAGCTGTTCCACCCAAATCACCGCCATCACCAAAAATAACCAAACGATTGCGACCATTAGAGGCCGATCCATCTGAAATAGGTAATGTATTTGGAGATCCAGAAGACCCTGCGCTAGAAAGTGTTATAGAAACCTGACCGTCAAGAGAGGCATCTAAAAGTTCAAGGTTTGTGTTTGTGGTAGTACCCCATGTGCCAGACTTCTCGCCTGTAGCTATAAGCTCAATACCGTTGTTCGTTGTATATGTACTAGGCATGTTATTATCCTATGCTGCTATATCATCCCAATTTGGAGTTTGAGATGGCGTTATTTCATCCCAAGTTGGAGTTTGAGATGGCGTTATTTCACTATAACTCGGATCTTGATTTGGAACAATAGGACCCCAAACAAGAACCTGTGCGACTTCACCTGTTCCAGATACACCTGTAACAAAAACATTTGATTTTGCTGTAACTGTAACCGCGCCAACCTCCCCAGTGCCTTCAACACCAGTGACATTGACGTTTATCGCTATCCCTACAGTAACAGAGCCAACAGAACCTGTCGCCTCTAATCCTGTGACAGGGACATTAGCTTCCCCATCTACTGTAGCAGTGCCAACACCACCAGTCGCTTCAAGGCCAGTGACCGATACATTTGCATCGGCTTTGACGGTAACGCCACCCTCTGTTTCGTTGACAATCTCTGTAGAACCATTGGTGCCGTCAAAATGCAGCAATGCGGTGGTATCGCCATCTACTGCGTAATTTGAAGTCGGCTCTGTAAAGGATGTGCCTTCATAACGGGCTGTAGATGAAAGTCGTACCTCATCAATATACCCGTTGAAATCACCAAACCCGTTCCTTCCAACAGCAAAGACGCCATTGTCTGGGCGGTTTGCAGTAGAACTTGAAGCCTCTAGCACACCGTTTATGTAAAGCCTGTGAACACTCCCTTCTCTTTCAACAGAGATCATAGTCCAGACATTTGCAGAAACTCTGGTACTCGATAAAAAGAGTGTTGTTGACCCTGCAACAGTGCCTTGAACCTGATTTCCAATCAAATACACATTCAACAGCGAGCTTGTACCTGACTGCCACAAGCCTTTGTAACCCGTAACACTTGTCGGACGAATCCACATATCTACTGTGAAGTCGCCAGAACTTAGGTCGATATTATCGTCAGAGGTTACAAAATCGTCTGTGCCATCAAGCAGTAGTGAAGCTGAACCAAACTTAACTTGGGCTGTTGAAAGCTGCGCGTTTCCATCGGCTGTAAACGCAGAACCGCCAGTTGGCGTTAGAGCATCAGCAGATACACCAGTAACCTCTGCTGTTGCACCACCTGCAACAGCAGCAGTGCCAACCTCACCCGTAGCCTCAACACCTGCCGGGAATACATTTGCTTCGATAACAACAGAAACAGAACTGACAGAGCCTGTCGCCTCTAAGCCAGTTACATTTACGACTTCGTTTTCATGAACGATTACGCTGCCAACTTGCCCTGTGGCTGAAAGACCAGTTACATTTACGACTTCGTTTTCATGAACAATTACATCGCCAACTTGACCCGTGGCTGAAAGACCAGTTACAGAGACATTTAATGCAGCATTTACTGTAACTGAACCAACAGATCCTGTGGCTGATAATCCAGTTGCGGGAACATTAGCTTGAGCATCAACGTTAACTGTTCCAATTTGTCCAGTTCCAGACGATCCGGTGACTGAAACATTTGCTTCCGCGATAACAGCAATTGAGCCAACTGATCCAGTAGATGACAAACCAGTGACAGAAACATCTTTTGGTATAGACGCGACAACTGATCCAACATTTCCAGTGGCTGATAGTCCTGTAACATTTACAGTTTGACTTTGTGTTACAGACGCGCTTCCAACTTCACCAGTTCCAGACACACCTGTGACAGAAACGTTTGATTCTGCATCAGTAGTTACTGATCCAACATTTCCTGTTGAAGACAATCCTGTAGCAGAAATATTTGCGTCTGCTGTTGTAGTAACAGACCCAACACCTCCCGTGGAGGAAACACCCGTAACCGAAACATCTTTTGGAAGGGATGCGGTTACAGATCCAACTTGTCCTGTTGCAGATAATCCTGAAGGAGAAACATTGGCTTTAGCGACGATAGATACGGAGCCAACACCGCCTGTTGCAGCAAGTCCGGTAACGGGAGTATCACTTGCCCCCGCTGTTGTAACTGAACCGACTTGACCTGTGCCTGAGACACCAGTAACGCTTACAGAGAGAGGGTTCCCCCAAGCGCCTTCAGACCATGTACCGCGCCCCCAACCTGCAATAATCGCCATTTTACTAACCTAAATTTAGGCTATGCGAATAATGGCGCTGCTCGCATCTGCTGTTGGGAAAACAATTGTGAAGTCTCCAGCCGTCGAAGTTTTATCTGCACCAAAGTCTAAAACAACCACAGTGGGATCACCTGACGCACTGTCATTAAAAATCAACGCACCACGAGCCGTAACTGTTGCTGTGCTAAAAGTCAAATCAGCAAAGTCGGTCAACGCTGTTGTGCCACTTGTGCTTGGATCAACACGAGTAAGAGAAGCACCTTTTGCTGTATATCCTGTCCCAGACACTTCGTTTGAAGTTGTATACGCAGTAGTCGCGGCGGTAAACGATGCGCTATTTGTGTACATGGCAAGATTAAAAGTGCTGCCACCAGAGTTTTTAAAGTTGTGAACGCCCTCAAGAAGCTCTTTCTTAAAGCTCGTGCACATAAAATTGCCAGTAAAGGCCATATCACAGTCTCCTTATAAGTTCGGCGAGGTTTGGATGCCCCGCATCTGTAAGTGCATTATATACCGTAGTTCGGTCACTTTTGATAGCCTCTCGTAAATAAAACTCGACGACTTTTGTAATCTGACGCTCAAATACACGCGCTTGATCACGAATTGCAGGGTGTGCCGTATCCGAAACATTAACTATTTTATTAGCACAACGCTCTGCAATTTCTTCAGGCGTAAAGCCCCTATTTTGAGATGTGTGGACTTGAACACCAAAATCTTCTGGCAAACCTATGTCTAGAGCAGGTATCATGTTTTCTCCCTAATAATAAGACCTGTGCGATACGCATCAGTAACTTCTTGTGATTCACCAAAGTTTTTCACACGAGATAAGGCTTCTGTAAAGCGTTGTGTGTAATTTTGTATTAAATCACCTTCGCCTTTCATAAAAGTATATGCCTCAATAAGAGATCCATACAATAAAGCCACTGATGCATTTGTGCTCAACCATGTTGTCCCACTCCCCGCGCCAGCCGTCAGTGATGCTGGTCGATAAAAATAATGAAGCTCTGCAACATAATTAGAATCGGGAGTGGGTCCTAAAATTAAGTTATCTACATCAAATTGCGCATAATATCTAGGAGCGCCAGTTGTTGAACTGTTTGGATTAAAGGACTGCACAAAGTTTACGTCTTTAAACAAAACAAATTCTTTGCTGCTGCCATTGATAAAAGACAGACTAAACGGCGCAAGAAAATCACTTGGCAAAGCAAGATATTTGTTGCCAGATGTCATACTCCCACTTTGATTTTTTCGAAACACATCCAACTGAGCAATTTTTAAAATACGCTCCTCTGTATTTTTTATAAAAATATTAATGTTATTCACAAAGGTTGTCTCTGTGTTCTCAGTGTAGTCTTGAATTGCAGTTTTTAGTTCATCGTATGTAAAACTCATGAGATCACCACTGTAACTTGGCCCACATAACCAATAGTGTTTGTTTTATTTTGTGGGGCAGGAAATATATTGTCACCCACGCTCACAAAAACTGCGCCAGCCTTTTGATCGGGACGAGGATTTCGCAATGCCTGTGCATCTGGACGTGCTCTAAGAGGTTCTAATTGGGGATGCTTCGCTTCCCACTCGTCTTTGCCCACTAAAAGACCATTCCACTCCTTTCGCATGTCATGCAATCGGTAGCGAAAACCAGATCGGTCAGAAATACCATATGCCCACTTACCAGTGGCATACTTAGACATAGCGATAGTTCCTCAAGTCAGGCGCAACACGGAAAGACGCACGATCACGATCTTCATCCATTGCACGATTCAACTCTTCTTCATAGAGAGATTTAAGCATTTGCATCCGGTCTGGCGCACGTTTTACGCTGATATAATAAGCCAAACCCGCAGCAAGCGCGGGGTAAAAACGAAACGGAACACCAAGAGTGTTGGTGTATGTATCTGCATCGTCAAGTCTCGTTAAAGCGTCATACAAAACAACATCTGTGCTGTTATCTGGCAAAGGCCACATTTTTAAAACAGGCGTGATTTGACGATCCACAAAAAACTGAGTTGGACGCCCCTGAGTCGTTTTTGTAGGAATATTTAGATATTCATCACGACTGATACGATCTAAAGCAAAATCAGTTCCATCACGGCGCACAACAAGTGAAAGAATATCTATTACGTCAGTGCCAAGATCATAATTACCGTCATTAGATGTAACCGTAAAGGATCTTTGCTCAATCGTCCATTGATTCAAGCCGCGATTAGCCCAATCTGCAAACATCAAGTTCATAGATCTTTTTGCAGTTTTCAGATCATAACCAGTACGGACTTCCAAACCACAACGCTCAAAAGCCTCTTCGATGTAATCTGCTACATCAAGTTCAAAGTCTGTTGATCCTGATACCGCCATTATTCTTCCTCATGATACAGGTTATCGAATATCCGATTTACGTCTAGTGTATAGTCTAAATCGGATTTTGAATAGTGAATATGTTGTGATGGTTTAAAATCAGGCGCACCCTCTCCCACTTCAAACCAAGCTGGATGCGTAACTCGCACACGATTATTGGGCAATGCAACAACGTTTCCAGTCCATTCACCTGCATCTAAAAGCTGTAAAACATGACTTTGTTTATGTTGAGCGGGATCATCAGCTATTTCAGATTCAGCATAATCCACTGTAAACAAATATTTTGCAGGATAAAAATTACCATCAATCTTCGCCATCCAAGGACAAGGCGTTGCTCTATCCATAACATACACGGCGTGATGATGTGATGAACAGTCCCAAGGCTGCGCATCATATGTGTTCATAGGTTCAGGCCATTCTTCAAGAGGTATGTCAGCTACTAATGCTGTTATAGGCATACGCGCCCACATTGCACCTCCATGAATTGTATCTTCTTCTTCGTCTTCAGCTTCACTACCTGTAAAGATTACTTGAAAACTAAGGCATCTATTTGGCATTGTAGTAACGCCAATTACCATAGCATGCAAAAATTCGCCGTGATATTGCTCATGATTGTGAGTGTATTCACGGCGAACCCATGCTTTAAAATAGGGTATGTTACTATGTAAATAGGGCATTAGGCTTTGGTTACTTTGTACCCCATCTTTTTCGCTGCGGCACGAAGTTGTGCAACTGTCATTTTGCCGCCTGCTGCACCACCTTTTTTCATCATGCGGGGCTTTTTCATGCCACCAGCAGCACCGCCTTTCATCATTTTCTTTACTTTGCCACCGTTACGATAACCCTTTTTTTTCATAGCCATGAGAAACTCCTTATGATTGGCTAACTGCACCCTTTGTGCGCTTTCTTCTATTAGACATTACTTGACCACATCCTCTGGCAACAGCAGTGCCGGGTATATTTTTGCCACTGAACTTACGTTTTGATTTTGTTTCTACAACTCCACCTAAGTTCAGGTTGCGAACTTTTGCTTTTTTAGTGTTAGAAACAACAGTTTTTCCCTTTGCTCCTGCACGTTTTTTCTTTTTAGCTGTAGAGGCACGTTCTTTTTTAGATAAACTTTGGGCTTTACTGCGCGGCAAGCATCTATCTGGGTTCTTCTTATCTTTAGAAGTACCGCATTTACCTTTTATCTTCCCATCAGTACCGATGCGAACCCAATCTTGCTTTACCCAGTCTTTAAGCGCACCCATTATCTCTTCTTCTTCTTTTTGCCCTTTGCACCTTTGGCGTAGTTAGGGTCTTTGCAATATTTTGATGCTGCCATATTAGCATAAGCTGAAGGATAAGTATCAAAAGTTCTTTTTGCCCATGCCTTACCAGCCGCACATATTTTGCTGCCTTTAGACCTTCTGGAAGCCGCGCCGCCTTTTCGATAATATGTTAAACCTTTTGGTATTTTATTTTTCTGCGGGGATTTGGATACTTGTTTGGACATTTGACCTCGTGAGATTGCCATATGTTTTCTCCATTTCTAGCTTTATAAACTCTATTTGAGCTGCCATAACTTCCGTGCGTTTATCAACTGCAATGAGAGTTTGCGTTGTCCAGCTTGCCCAACTGTAGCTTATAGCGCCTACAACACCTAAAACAGTTGTAATTAAAGCCAAAGTGATTTGTTTATTTAACATTTCCAACGCTTTCTTGCCTGTCTCAAACGTGAATTTGGATCTTTTGCAGCCTTTGGAAACTTTTTCATTTGTCCAGCAGAACGCGCACAGAAAGACTTACGCCTTTTTGCATCTTTGCTACCGGGTTTTACTTTTCCTGTAACAGCAGTTTTTAATTTAGAACCGGGGTTTTTGCGACGATATGCTTTTACACCAGCTTCTGTCATTCCCGCCCCTTTTTTTGTGGGGCGGAAATTTTTCTTGTTACGCTTTGGCATTTTATCAGAGCGTTTAGCCATACTCTTTTCTCATATAAAGAATAATCGTGTAAGTATCCGCGCTTGTATGACCTATAGTTGTGAAGGCGACATCACCTGTTTTTCCAGAGCCTGCGTTATTTGTCAGACCTCCAAAAACAGTATAATCATGATTACCGCTTTGATTTTCACCTAGCTCAATACAAAATTGGTCAGAAGTTGCATCCCATAAGATTTGCACTTTCATACCAATACACTGCCACCAAATACGCTCAATAACCACACCAGTACAGGTGCGGCCTTGAGAATCGGCGGCTAACGCACTTACATCAACTTTAACAACTGCTGATTCACCAGTGCCATCAGAGACATTAGTGAATTTCATAACAGCTTTTTTGTCACCGTCGATAAGTGTTTGGGATGTTACTGCGTCAGCCATATCAACCCCCTATTAAGCGTTGTTAATAGCTTGGATGTACTCTACTGTAACATATCCTGCACCAGACGTTCCTGCGGAAAAGTCTATAAAGATCGGAAGATCGGCAGTTCCAATATCTACCCAAGTATCAGCATCTGTAATTGTTCCATCAGAACCATGAATAATTACGTTTGCAGCAGTACCTGCTGCTAATGCAGTAAATAGTTCAGTAGAAGTTGAGCTTGTACCCATGCTGATATTAGCTGCATCACATGCAGTTGTAATATAGATAGTTATTTCAGTGACTTGGCTGTTTGCAGGAAGTACAATTCCTGTATCAGCAGCAGTGGTTGATTGTGACCAAGATGCTGTTTGCGCCATCTTCACAAAACCAACGTTTGCCTTGTCAGAGCCTACAGTAGTTCCTGTAGTATCTCTAATGGTCCCTGCCTTAATAGGACCTGAAAAAGTAGTAGTAGCCATATGTATCTCCTGTCGTGGCTAGTGTCAGCTACACCATGTAGCTGTCAGGGATGAAAATAGAATAACATAATTAAGATAAAAAGAAAGGGGCAACCGAAGTTGCCCCAAGTCAAACAGGGAGGAGAACTAATGAAAAACCATCAGTCCTCTCTACTGTAGCACATTTTAGGCTCCGGGGGAACCAAATACTGCGCGTGGATCACTAAAGCCGAAGCTGTAGCGCTCACGAGCCTTAAAGCGCATGTTGCCTGTGTCGAAGTCAGCTTCCATGTTCGTTCTCATTGCAGAACGTTCAAAGTGCTTAAATCCATTAGGCGCATCAGTTTTGATGAAGA